TCACGGCGTGTCCAGTGCGCGCACGACGATCTGCGCAGTCGTGTACGGCACGCCGTTGATCCGCCGACGCTCCACGGTGCTCACCTCGAGCGTCACGTTGCCCGGATCCCCTTCCAGCGCCGCCTTGATGCTGCTCGCGCCGGACGCCTCCAGGAACGGGTGCAACGCCAGGGCCGCTTCGCCTTCGTCCCAGGACCTGGCAACCAGAAGCAGCCGGAAGGTGAACGTGGCGTCCGCGTAGTTGGCGGCGTGCAGCCGTACCGCCACTGCCGGGAACTCGTGTATCCCGTCCGGCACGTGGTCGTACACCCTGAGGCCGGAGATGCCCTCCAGGGAGCTGATGAGGGAGCTGCGTATCGATTCCAGGCTCATCAGGCGACCGCGCCCACCGGGAGCCGCCGGAAAGAGGAGAGAAGGGCGTGGGCGTCCGGGTCCATACCGGGCACGACCTCGATCGGGCCGAAGCCGTGCGCACCGGCGGTGGGACCGTACGGGCTGTCCTTGCGCTTCCAGAAGCGGCCCGTCATCAGCAAGACTGCCCTGGCGACCGGGTCCGGGTACCGGTACACGAAGAGATCGGACCCGTCGCCGTGCGTCGTCGCTGTTGTGCCGTTCACACCCCGCGCCACGGTGAGGTTATCGCCGCTGACCTCGCGCACGAAAAACTGCTCGCTGTCCAGGAGTAGTGTCTGGCCGGCGGACACAAGGCTCCCGTCCGTCACGGTCACCGTCGCCGCGGCTGCCGGGAGCGTTCCGCCCTGGTCCACATCCGCCCCGGTGTCGGCCGTATTGCTCCGGTAGCCCCAGAAGCCCGCGATCTCGACGGCGCGGCGGCCTACGGTGAACGCCGGCCGCCGGCCGAACGGATAGGCCAGCACTCTGTAGTACGGCCTCCCCCACGGGCTTGCCGGCTCAGCGTTCAGCGGGTACAGGAGGTAGTCGTCCGGCTCCCGCGTCACCTCGAAAACGCGATCCCGGTCGGCGTCCTCGCGCAGTGTTGTCACGGACACCAGGTCCGGGACGCCGAAGCCCCCGCGGTCCTCAACGTCGAACGTCCGCGTTGCGCCGAGCACGTAGAAGTGGCGGTTGCAGAACCTGTCGGCAGCCCTGCTCGCCGCTTCCAGGGCCAGCCAGAGGCTGGAGTCGCCGTCGCCGCCGGTGATGGCCGCGAGCGACTTCAGCTCCGCGAGTCCGCTGTAGGTGTTGCGAACGCTTTCCGGTGCCCTTCCGTCGGCCATCTATGCCGCCTCCCCCTCTTCCTCACTCGGCCTCGCAGGAATCACGCCTGCTCCGGCCTCCGCCGATGAATTGCTGGACGCGAGGCGCCCGTACACCTCGAGCGACTCTCGGTATCGATCGCGCAGACGCCGGACGTCGCGCATCTGCCGGGCGCTCTCTGCCTGCCGCTCCTCCGCGGCGAGCGACCGCGCCTGCCATGCCGACTCCGCGATCGCCAGCTTCAGCTCCCTGACGCTTCTGCCCACGGCCGCCATGGCGATCCGCCGCAGTTCGGCCTCTGCGACCGTTCCGCCCAGCAGCTGGCCCAGGTGTTCCATGAACTCCACCGCTTCACCCCCGGCGCGTCCCGCGCCTACTCCAGTTCCCCCTCCGGGAACACGCCTTCGCTCTGAAGCACCTGATACGCCAGGTTCTTCAGATTGTCGTAGTAGGTCCTGTTTCCATCCGGGTAGAGCGCGCCGAGCGCGCCGGCGTCGGCATCGAGGTTGCCGGTCTCCACGACCTGCGGGTCGCCGCTTGTTTGCGAAAGCGACTTGCTCCAGTAGATCGTGACCGTGCCCTGCTCGCTCCTGATGTTGATCCCCGTGACCTCGAAGACGTCAGCCCGTCGCGCGGGCGCCACTTCGACCGGGGACTCGACCGTGATCGGCATGCCTTCCTCCTATGCCGTGCTGCTATCGGTGATGAGACCGACCGTCGCGAGGGCGCTCAGCAGGCTCTGGAGCGCAGCGTTTCCGCCTCGCGAGCCTGTGACCGTCTGCTTGGCGGCCGGCGGGGTGTTGTAGAAGCCGACGTTCGAGCCGTTGTGGTCCAGATCGCCGCCGATCGTGACGCCCCCCGGCTGCCAGGTATCACCCTCTGCGTCCACAATCCACACAGTCGTAGCGTTTGCGTCCTCAATGGAGACGATATTGCCGTTCGCGTTCACGAAGGTGGGCACCGTGTCGTTCTTGACCCAGGCGGAGAGACGGATGATGCCGACCCCCGAATCGGACTTCGAGGTGTCGGCGTCCTCGCCCAGCAGACCACCAAGGAACAAGGCGCCGCCAGCACCGCCATCGGCATCCTTGAAACCGTTGATTCGCAGCCCGCCAGACGCCGCCTCGAACTTCCGAATGTCGCCGTAGGTGTCCGTTTCCATGTAGGCCGTCAGACCGTGGGAAACGTCGGAAGACTTGAAGGCGAGAATCGACGCGTCGGCCGTGCCCTGGTTGATGGTGATTCCGGACCCGTCCGTCATCTGGGAGTTGTTGACATCCCCGAGGTACAGGACAGCGTGGCCGGCTGTGGGCCGGATGATGCGGGCACATTCGGCGCCAGTGAGAGCGATCCCGAGGCTGTCGGAGCCGACCCAGAAGAGGCCGGTATCCACGTCGTTGTAGAACGCTAGAGAGGGCGCCGCCCCTGTACCGTTGGCCAGGTAGACCTTCCCCGTCGAGCGTATGTCTCCGGCCACGTCCAGCTTGTACGACGGCGTGCTATCACCGATCCCGACCCGGTCGTTGCCAGCATCGAGGAAGAACAGGTCCGGGTCCGTGTCGCCCTCAATGCGGAAATCGGCGTCCGCGCCACCCTCGTTGAAGACCGCGGAGGGGGCGTCCGTGCCGGCCTGGATCGCCAGCCGGTCCACGAGATCACCGGACGCGTCCGCCGTCTGGAGCGTGAGCTCGTCGTTCGCCGAGTCATAGACCAGCGCCGCGTCTTCCGACCCACCGAAGCGGAGGCGGATGTCGTCCCCCAGGAAGCGCGGGTTGGCCTGGTAGCGCACGGAGGGTCGGTTCACGCCGCCACCCCCGCGTAGTCCACCTTGTCGTTGTCGTTCGCCGCGTCGATGTAGAAGCGGCGCAGGTCGACGCTCTCCCGGAACGAGAGGCTCACCTCATCCCCGGGGGCCAGTTCGTACCCGTCGCTGGCCGACACCGCGTCGTCTCCCACGAAGACCTTGCCGGCGTTGGCCGCCCTGGCCTTGAAGGAGACCGCCGAAACGGCGTTGCCCGAGCCGACAAGAGGCACCCTGGTGCCGGCTGATGCCACCGTCACGGTTCCGATTGGCAAACCCATGTACCCCACCCTCCATTTCCATAGATGCGGGTGCCGGCATCGGGGTGCCGGCATCCCGCGCGAATCGCTTTCCCTCGCACTGCGGGCAGGCACCGCACGGGTATGCCGCCGCGCCCTGCGTGCCCGCCCTCGCGCTAGGTGTACTCGACGACGGCGATGATCTCCGCGCCGGTGAGGTCCGTCGCGGTGCCCGTCTCAGTCACCTGCAACTCCAGGACGTCGCCGTCCGAAATCACGTGGTTCTGGTCAGGCGCAACCGCGTACGGCGTGTCGGCGGTGATCGCCGTGCCGCCCGTGGCCTGCGTCGTCTGCGCCGACGAGAGCAGCGCCTCGCTCTGAGTCAGGTTCTGCACCTGGAACGAGTAGTAGTTCGTGTCGTTCGCCGCGACCGCGGTGTCGGAAACCAGGTACACCTGGTCGATCCGGCAGTCGTACGGCGCCACGAAGAGGTACCGCTGGTCCGTGGCGTCCCAGCCGTCGAGAGTGACCACGCTGGTCTTCTTGAGCGCCCGCTCCGCTATCTCGGCGACCGGGTCGGCCGTGGTCTTGTTGTCAGCCATGTGTCGTGAGACTCCCTTCGATGCCCGTCATGTCCGTGTCCGGCAGCCCGTGCGCGGCCGTCTTGGCACCGCGCACGGGCCCCTGGTCAGATGGCGAACGCCTAGGCGACGCCCGTGATGTCGTACTGAAGCGCAGTGTGCGTGGCCGAGCTCCGGCTGCCCGTCCGCTCGTCGAACGCCAGGCGCAGCGAAACCACCATCACGTTCTGCCGCTTCTGGATGTCGCGCTCTGTCTCGATCGACAGCTCGCGCCTGAACCCGACTCGCCACTGCGTGCGGTTGACGGCCAGGATGCGGCCGGTGTCGGTGCCGTTGCCGGCATCCGTCACCTTGCCGTCGGTGTCCGCCAGGCGCATCTGTTCGGAAACGATCAGAGGGTGGCCGTAGACCACGCCCAGCTGGCCCGTCAGGATGGTTGCGTGCGGTCCGAGCTTGTCCACCGTCTCCACCTCTTCGATGGAGAGGCTCGTGAGGAAGGTGTTCACGTCGGTCACGAACACCGCCTCGTTGTTGCGCACGGCGTACTTGCCCACCATCTTCAGGAGGCTGTTGTACGCCGCCGCCGTCACCGCGCCGTTCAGGTTGTTCGCCTGCCCGGTGTTGTCGACGAGCGGCAGATGGATCAGGCCGTCGAAGCCGATCAGCCAGTGCGCCTTGCCGGGCGTTGTCGCCGTGATCGTCGCTCCGTCCGCGTTGATGTTGTTCATCGCCGTCGTGTCGCCGTTCAGCAGCACGTCGTCGATCACCTCGGCCGCGTTGCGCACCAGCGTGCGCCGCACCTCCGGCAGCATCGCGACGACGGCGTCCTCCTCCAGCGAGAGCGACCACGGCACCTCCGCCACCAGCTCGTGCGCGGTGAGCGTCTGCTTCGCGGTGGTGAGCGCCGTGGACTTGGCGGACACGTTCTCGGTACCGGGGTACCAGTTCACATCCCCCAGTTGCAGCGGGATGTCGAATGGCGTGGTGGGCATGTTGATGCGGCTGAAGAGCGACGCCACCATCGTCTCCAGGTTCACGTCGCGCCACAGCTGCGTGGCCGCGCCCGCCGGAACCAGTTCATCGCCGCTCCCGGCCGTCAGGCTGTCCATCGCGGCCTTGATGTTCAGGCCCCACTCGGTGACCGCCGCGCCGTCGCCGTAGAGCTGCGCGGTCCGGTGCAGGCTCCTGGCAACGGCCAGGTCGAGAGCGTCGAAGCCCTCGTAGGGCCCTGCCTCCACGACGGCCCTGTTGCCGTTTCCCGGATCGAGGAGAGCGCGGCGCCTGATCCGCTTCTCCGCCTCGCTGATGTCAACGATCGCTTCCTTCAGCCGTGCCCGCTCCTCTGCAAGCGGCGTCACGCGTTCCCGGACGAAGGCCGATATGTCGGCCAGCTCCTTCTTGACTGCCTGGAGTTCTTGAGTGGTCATTCGATGGGTTTCCTCCCGTGTGTGCGGCTCAGCCGCGTTTTCAGATATCGGCGTACTCGGACGTGTGCTGAGCCTGTCGAAGTGCCTGTCCGAGGGGGCAGGGTGCAAGGCCGCCTACACGGCCAGATCGCGCCACAGCTCGCCGATCTCCACCAGCATCTCCGTCACCTCGGCCCGCTCCTCCTTGTCGGCCAGCCCGGCCGTCGGCGAATCCACCGCCAGCGCCATGGCGTTCAGTGGCACCGGCGCGGCGCTGATCTCAAGCAGCTCCTGCCGCCTGAACACCACGCCTCGTCCTAAGGCGGTCGAAGGGCCTTGCCTGCCGGATCCGTGCCCTGAGCTTGCGTTGCCCTGAGCGCCGTGCTGAGCTTGTCGAAGTGCCTGGCGAAGGGTCGAAGGGCCTACCGAAGCGCCACGCCGCGGCTCGCTTTCGAGCGCCCGGAAGCCGACGGAGACGCCGCGCATGAACCCTCCGGCGTACAGCGCCCTTATCTCCTGCGCGAAAGGCATGGGCGCAAACTCGATAGTCGCCAGCAGCGACCGCCCTTCCACCCACGTCCGCAGGCTCCGGCCTATCGGCGGCCGAAGATAATCGTGCGCCCACAGCACCACCGGGTTGCGGGCATAGGCGTCCAGCTCCCACCCGGCGGCCTCGATCAGGTCGCCCGCACGGTCCTCCGTTTCGACCGAGGCAACCAGCGTGAGTGCCGCGGGTCCGCTTTCGCCGTTTCGCTGTCCGTTGGCGGAGCGGGCCACCGTGTCAACGGCCTCCAGTTGCAGCCACTTCGTGACGAAACCACCTGCGCCGACCTCCGCCCGCACAACGGGCACGATCAAGTCGTCACGTGCTGCCGATATTCCGTGCGATGCGTGCAAAACGCCTCCCCAAACACTCCCGAATCGACATCCGCCTGCCTGCCCACCCTGCCGGGCCGCGGCAGAGGCGGAGGAAGCGGCACCCGGCCCGCGTCTCTGCTGGCAGGCCGTCCCGACCACACATCCCCGACCACACGCCGCCCGCAGGCCTGCGCCCGTCATCCCAGTACCGCTCCGTCATCCACCCCTAGAAATAGAAAGACCCGAGGCGGCGCTCGCTTGAGCACTCGCTCCCGGGTCCGTCCCAGGCTCTATTCCCGTTCTGCCCACCCGCCTTATGGTCGGTGCTATCAGAACGTTTGTTCTATTCCAACTCTACGACCATGCCCGCAGAACGGTCAACAGAGGCGTGGCACAGAGGAGCCATCCTGAGCCTGTCGAAGGGTGCGCGCCGCGCCGGGTGGGGGCTCCCGCGACGCGACATTGCGAGAGGCGCCGGTGAACACTTCAGCGAGGGCTACTGGATGACAGACGGACGGGGTACACTCACCGAGAGGGGTAGGGGCGCGCCCAGAGAGGAGAACGCTTCGATGGAACGCATCCGGGAATTGGCAGGCGCTTCGATGCAGCGCATCCGGGAAGCAGGAGGCGCTTCGGCGCAACACATCCGGGAAGCGGCAGACGCTTCGGCGCAACGCATCCGGGAAGCGGCAGACGCTTCGACGCAACGCATCCGGGAAGCGGTAGAGCCTCAGAGGCATGAGTACCGCGTGACGAGTATGTGGTGCGGGTGGTGGGGTGGATGGGGATCGGAGGATGGCATCGCCAAGCATATCGAGAGGGAAACCACAGAGCGCTGGCACCTCGCCAGCACAAAGGTGAGTCTCCGGCTCTGGCTCTGGGTGGTCCCAAGGCCAAAGATGCTTTTCATCTACTCACGATCCGCCTAGAGCAATCGACCTCTAGGTCATCTCCGCCAGGCTGCGTCTCGACCGTCGCTAGTCCGCGGAAGTAGTGCTTCTCCAGTCGCCGTGAGTCTCGCTGTCACTGTCATCCCCGCGCACGCGGGAATCCAGCATCACGCGATGCCCTCCCACAGGTCCTTCCATCCGCCACGTCGTCGCGATGTTCCCACGCGCGCCTCAGCAGGTTGCCTGTCACTCCGACGTAGAGCGTGCCGTTGTGCTTGCTGGGCAGGATGTAGACGGCGGGCGGCGTGTTACTCATCCAAGGTTCCTGGGTTCCCGCCTGCGCGGGAATGACCGCCGAGGACGGGGTTCCGCGGCTTCGACGGGCGAGGGAGATGGTCTGAGTCTGGGTGCTGATAGACTCTCGCCATCATGTTCGGGAGGCGGTTCTGGATCACTGTGGCGGTGCTTGCGACAGCGGCCGTAGGTGGCAGGTGAGCATGATGATGAAGCCTGGGGCAATCTACCGCAGCGTGGTCAGGTTGGGGATCAGACTGATTGCCCCGGTTGGCACTGCGATTGGTGTGGGTTTCGCGGGGGCAGTGATAGTGGCCATCGCAGGCTCGTTTGGGTTCCTCAAAGGCTTCATGGCCGGGATTGCGGCGTTTCTTTCACGGAGGAAGCCGTAG